TGGCTAGACTTAGGATTTACCCACCAAATCAATACATACCCACTACTGCATATTTTTCAGCAATACCAACATACTTTTTTTAAAATAAACATGTATGCACTAGTGGGTAGTTTCTGCAACAAATGCAACAAATGTATCAATGTACGCCATTTGTTAATGCAACACGTTCACTACTGCATACTTAACTTAATAAGGATAAGAACAGTATGAGTACATTAGAACAAAAGACACTACTTCAACAACAATTAGAGGAATTAGTAAAAGTTGGTGTTGGGGGAAAGTTCCAAAAAAATGAAGATTATACAAAGAAGATAGAAGAAGAACTGCAGTTTGAAGAAGCTATGATTAGAGGCGGTGTTTCAAGATACCAAAAACTAATCAAAGATGCAGTTTTAGATAATCAAGAAAGTACAACATTATACGGAATTGTACTTCAACAAAAATACATCACTAAATTATCGGATATAGTTAATAACGAGATAAAGACAATGATTAGCGGAGAAGCAGGAAATAAACAAACTGCTTTAAAATTATTATGTCAATGTTTACCTCAGTCAGCTTTTCTTGATGGTGTATTTCAAGATAAGAACCCAAGTGTTTGGGACACTGTATCTCTTATAACTTTAAAAAATATTATTGATGGAATTTCTACTGAGACGACATTGAATAAATTATCTATAAAAATAGGTAGTGCTTTAATGTTAGAAGCCAGAATAACTATTTTTAAAGATGAAGAAAAAAAGAAATATGACCAAGTAGCTAAAAGACTAATTGGGAAGAACATTCCTCAGAACGCCAACAGGTATCAATATAAACGTAATGTTTGGACATATTGTATGAACAAACATGAACTTGAATTTGACGATTGGGGTAAAGAGGGGAGATTACATCTTGGTTGTAAATTAATATCCTATTGTGAAAAACTAGGACTTATTAAACATCAAAATAGAAAACGTAATAAAATTAAAACAATTACTTACGTTGAAGCTACACCTAAAATTATTGAGGAAATAAAGAACTTTAATATTAGGAATGAAAGTCTTTATCCGAAATATTTGCCAATGCTTATGCCACCAAGAGAGTGGGAAAACCCATTTGTTGGTGGTTACTATGGCAAAAAGCATAACTATAAACAACAATCAGCAAAGGAAATTAGTAATACTTTGTCTAAAAATAAGGAGCAAAAATAATGCACTACAACCTAGTAAAAGCGACCAATAGAAGATACTTAGAAGAACTTAAAAATAAAGTCCATGAAATGCCTATTGTTTATCAATCGGTCAATATCATGCAACATACAGAATGGGTCATTAATAAACCTATATATGAGGTTATTAATACCTGTATGTTAAATGACTTTCCTTTAGGTAAACTTCCAGTAAATCCACAAACAATAGAACTTCCAATTAAACCTGTTGATATAGGAGTTAATCAAGAAGCTACTATTAAATGGAAAAGAGAAGCATCTAAGGTTTATTCCAATAGAGCAAAACAAAACTCTAAATTCATACAAGTACGTCAGATTATGGAAGAAGCTAAAATGCTTATAGAAAAGGGTGGCTTCTTTTATCCTTATCAGTTGGATTTTAGAGGACGCATCTATCCTAAACCTGCAATGTTATCTCCACAAAGTGCTGATTATAGTAGAGCATTATTAAAGTTTAAATTTGGTAAAAAAATTGAAGACAACTTTAATACTTTTGCTATAGCAGGAGCAAATTTATTTGGAGAGGTAGATAAAGAAGAACTATCAATAAGAGTTCAGTGGGTAAAAGATAATACTCAAAAAATTATTGATTGTGCTGATAAACCTTTAGAAAATACATGGTGGGCAAGTGGCGATAAACCTTTCTGCTTTTTAGCATTTTGTTATGAGTGGAAAGAATGGGTAAAAACTGACTATTCTGAAAAATTTATAACTACACTTCCAATTCAAGCTGATTGTTCAAACTCAGGTTTACAACATTACAGTGCGTTAATTAGAGATGAGTTTGGTGGAAAAGCAACAAACTTAATTCCATTAAATAAACCAAGTGATTTTTATAATATAGTAGCAAATAAAGTTAGTGAAAAACTACGACAATATAAAAGATTTCCTAGAACAGACGAGGAAAAGAAAAAGTATTATGATGCTTATTATTCTTCTCTTTGGTTAGAGTATGGGATTGATAGAAAAATTTGTAAGAAACCAGTGATGTGTTTACCTTACTCTTTAACAAGATATTCTTGTAGACAATATTTAGAAGACCATATTGTCAAAGAATTAACTGAAAGAGGAACTCAACATAAATTTGGAGATGACTTATTTAAAGCTACTCAATATTTAACACCGATTGTTTGGGAAGCTATTAATGAGGTTGTTCTTGGTGCAAAAAGAATAATGAAGTTTTTAAAAACAGTCGCAAGACTAGTTGCATCAGAAAATCTGCCAGTTTGTTGGACTAGTCCTTTAGGATTTCCAGTTCAAATGATGTGTTACAAAAAAGAAAGTAAACGTGTCAAAACTAAAATGGGAGATAGCATTGTTAAATTATCTATTGCTTCTGATACTGATGAAATTGATAAACGAAAAACTTCTCAATCTGTATGTCCAAATTATATCCATCATTTAGACAGTTCTTGTTTAATGTTAGCAGTAGTAAAAGCTAAAGAAGCAGGAGTTGATAATTTTAGCTTAATCCATGACAGTTTTGGTTGCGTTGTTACCGATACAAAAACAATGGCAAATGCAATTAGAGATGCTTTTTGTGAAATCTACCAAAAAGATGTTTTGATGGATTTTGCGAATGATATGAGAAGCATGTTATCTGAGAAGAACTTAAAGAAATTCCCAGATATGCCAACTAGAGGAAACCTTGATTTAGAGCAAGTAAAGAAGTCTACCTTTTTTTGTATATAGAAGTATGCACTAGTGGATATAAAGTTCCACTAGTAGCTAACTAAACAGTTAGCTTTTCAATCACAAATAAAAGGAGTTAAATTATGAGTGATATACCAATTAAGGTAAGTGTAGCAGGGGAAGCAATATATCCTCACCTTATGAAACCTGATGTTCGTTTTAATGAACATGGAGAATTTAAGGTAACTTTAAAAATAGATAAACAAGACGCTTCACAGATGGTTAAAGAAACAGACCAAGCTATAGAAGACAGTCTAGCTAAAGCCGAAAAAGACAATAAAGGTAAAAAAGTTAAATCTGCACCTAAACCTTACAAAGAAGAAAGCGGTAATGTTTTCTTCAAATTCAAAATGAAAGCTAGTGGTGTAAACAAAAAGACACAAGAAAAGTTTACTCAAAGACCACAGCTTTTGGATAGTAAGAAAAATCCTATATCTCCAAGTACGAGTATATGGGGTGGTTCAATTATGAAAGTTGCTTATCAATTAATACCTTACAATTCACCTGCAATCGGTGCAGGAGTAAGTCTCAGATTAAAAGCAGTTCAAGTAATTAAACTAGTAGAGGGTAAATCAAATAATATCTTCAAAGAAGAAGATGGTTTTGAAAATAAACCTGAGAAAGAGAACTCAAATGCACAACCGCAAGAAGTACAAACGAGTTCGGATTTCTGACAAGGTTGAGTTAAAATCAGGATTAGAAGAAATAATTTACAACGAACTCAAAAACAAAAAAATTCATTTTGTTTATGAGGGAATGAAAATTATATTTCAACTACCTACTCAACAGAAAACCTACACACCTGACTTCCCAATAAATAATTCTTTTATTGTGGAAGCCAAAGGTGGTTTCAATTCACAAGATAGAAAGAAGCACAAACTAATAAAGGCACAAAAACCTGAATTAGATATTCGTTTTATCTTTTCAAATTCAAAAACCAAAATCGGAAAAAAATCATTAACAACTTATGGCAAGTGGTGTGAACTAAATAATTTTAAATACCATTGTGTCCAATCAACAAAAAAACCATTCCCAGATGAATGGTTGAAAGAAATTAAAAATGAGAGAAGAAACTAAATATATAGTAATCCATTGTTCTCAAACGAGACCATCACAAAAAGATGTAGATGCAAAATGGATAGACAGAATACACAGGTCTAATGGGTGGCTTAAAATTGGCTATGCACGAGTTCTAAAAAGAGATGGCACTTGGGAGCAGGGTCGTGAAGATGACGAAGTTCAAGCACATGTCAAAGGTTACAATCATTGTTCTATTGGAATTTGTTTAGTCGGTGGAGCAAAAGAAGAAAATTGGAAACTTGAAGATGATAATTTCACAGGGGAACAATTTGAAAGTTTAAAAAAAGAATTAACAAGATTAATTTTAAAATATCCTGATGCAAGAATTGTTGGACACAGAGAATTAGATAATAAAAAATTCTGTCCTAGTTTTGATGTTAGGCAATATTTACTTAATGAAGATATTCCTAATTACAAATTCCAAGATGGTTTGACATCAGAAACCGATTTACAGGAATTGCGTGATGACGGAACAATCTAATGAAAAGTTTCTTTGTCATGCTCCTTGTAATAATTGCGGTAGCCGAGATAATTTAGCAATCTACGAAAACCATACATACTGTTTCGGTTGCCGCATTTATTTAAAAACAGATGGTCAAACTCTTGACCTAAAAACAATCAACAAAAAAGAAAAGGAACACAAGATGATAACAGGAAAAATAGAAGCACTTCCTAAAAGGAAGATTACTTCAGAAACCTGTAAAGTATTTAATTATGAGACTGGAATATATAATGGTAAGCACTGCCATATATCTAATTATTTTGACAAACAATATAATAGGGTAGCACAACATATTCGTTTCCCAGATAAATCATTTATTTGGATAGGCGACACTGACAAAATCACTTTATTTGGACAAAACCTTTGGAGAGATGGCGGAAGAATGGTCGTAGTTACAGAGGGAGAACTAGATGCAATGTCTGTTTCTCAATGTCAGAATAATAAATTTCCAGTTGTTTCTGTACCATCAGGTGCGGCATCAGCAAAGAAATATATTTTAAGAGAATTGGAGTGGCTAAGTAAATTTGAAAAAATTGTACTTTTTTACGATAACGACCCTGCAGGTAATTCTGCAAGTATTGAATGTGCAAACATTCTTCCAGTTAAAAAAGTTAGAATAGTTAAAGCACAAGGCAAAGATGCAAATGATTTACTTCAAGCAGGTAAATCAAATAAAATTATAGATGCTATATGGGAAGCTAAAACATTTTCTCCTGCAGGTATTGTTGAGGGTAGTGAAACTAAAGAATTACTTTTAAAAGATGAACATTTTGAAACTTATCCTTACTGTTGGAATGGCTTAAATAAAAAATTATCTGGAATTAGATTAGGAGAAATAAATTTATTAACTGGTGGAACTGGAACTGGAAAAAGTCAGGTCTGTCGTGAGATAGCTTTTCATCTTATAAGTCAAAAAATTAAAATTGGATATATTGCTTTAGAAGAAAGCGTTAAAAGAAGTCTTCAAGGTCTTGTATCAATTCCATTAAATAAACTAATTCATATACCTGAAGTTAAAAAGAAAACTTCAGAAGAAGAAATTATTAAAGCATGGGAAGAAGTAAAAGATAACGTTTGTTTCTTTGACCATTTCGGTTCATCAAATTCTGATGACCTGATGAATAAGATTAGGTACATGGTTAAAGCGTTAGACTGCAAAATTATATTTTTAGACCATATCTCAATAGTTATTTCAGCATTAGAAGATGGAGATGAACGAAGATTAATAGATAACACAATGACTTCGTTAAGAAGATTAGTAGAAGAATTAAAATGTGGAGTATTTATAGTTTCACATCTTAAAAGACCTGAGGGAAAAATTTCACATGAACAAGGTTTACAAGTTAGTCTTGCACATCTTAGAGGTTCACATTCTCTTGCAACTATACCAAATCAAATTATTAGCTTTGAAAGAAATCAACAAAGTGAAACAGAAAATAATATTTTAACTGTCAGAGTTTTGAAGAACAGGTTTAGTGGAGACACAGGAGTTGCTTCAACTTTAATTTACAACAAAGATACTGGTCGTCTAACAGAGGGCGATTTTGATGGATAATAATTTATTAACTAAATTTATTTTATCTTTCTTAGTTGAAAAAGAAGATTATTTAAAATTATCACAAACACAACAACAGTTGGTATTTGAAACTTGTAAAACAATTATGACTGCAATTTACAACGCCATTAAATTTGAAAATGTATATCCAGTAATTATGTGCGGAGATGTTGAAGCAAAACAAATTATTGGAAAAGCAATTAAATCAGTAGAACACATTTTACCAAGCACAAACAAAATTACGATTTCACTAATACATTAAAAAAAATGAGAAGTTTAATAGAAAGTCTTATTGATGTAGGCAGTGGTTTAATTTTAGCAATTTTAATACAGCTATATATTTTTCCATTTTTTGATTTGTACCCAACAATAGTTGATAGCATTGGTATTGCATTAATTTTTACCGGAGTTTCTGTAGGACGTTCTTGGTTATGGAGATTGTTATTTAAAAAATTTTAATTATGAAACTAGTATTGGACGTGGAAACTAATGGTTTCCTAGACAAGCTAGACTTCAAAGTTCATTGTATGGT